CGTCATCAGATAAGATACTACCAAAAAATATTGCGTTTGGTGTTATTTCTACACTTTCGATTGATATGTCTTGTCTATTTATACCAATAATTCTACCTGTTGCTAAATCATCACACCAATAAGGTTCAATATCTACACCAATATTCCCACTAACAATTTGTGGTAAATCATCTATGTCAGAACTTGATTTAAAAGTAAAATTGTCTTGAAAATCCTCTGGATTATAACCATTTTCAATTAATTCATATGGCCTTGTAGATAAAAATCCAATATCACTCAAATCCATATCATAATGAAGAGTGTGTCTACCTACGGGTACTCCAAATAATATAAAATCTCCTGATTCATTAGTTGTTGTTGTGTATTTATAATATTTTTCATAAATCTCATAACTAACATTATTGTCTAACACTTCCCTTTTAGTGGGAAAAGTACCTACAGGTGTATGATCTAAGGTTTGTTGAGTATTAGGTAGTAAATTATATCTTACGCCACCCGCATTTTTTTCATCATTATTCGGTGTCTCATATGGATATATTTTTTTTATTAATTCATTGTCTACATCATTTGAGTCAATTGGTACGAATATAGAAACTTTGGTGTTTGGAACACCAAAACCTCCATTAATTATTACCCTACCAGCAATCACACCATAATCAGAACAAAAGGATTTATATTCATCTGTTTGTTCTAATTTTAAACTTAAAATTTCAAGAAAATCATAATCTTGTTTAAGTTTAACTTTAATATATTTTTCACTATCATCTCCTGGTGTGGTTCGTACCCTTATTGATTTAGACATATCATTTATGTTTCACTATCTTTTTCGTTATTATCTTCTACATCATTTATGTCGAAAACCTCAATTTCTGGTTCATCATAATAACTAGTAGTTTTATTAAATTTACGTTGTTTTCTAAGTATTTTTCTTTCTTTTATTTTAGCAAAGATTGCAAAAACCCCTACCGCCATTCTTTTAAATAAATTATTAAATCTTTTTTTAATATCATCTACTTTACTAGGAACAAAAAAGGTTAAAAATATTTGACCAATTAGTACTATTATTACTAATGGTACTGCAACTAATAATGCTATAAAAGTTACAACCTTTAAGAAAAAGTGTCCGTTATAAATTTCGCCACCAGGCATTTCTACCGACATTGCTTTGTCGATACTTGATTGATTCTGTTTACATGTACTACATCCCATAATTTCTATTTTTTATTTAAAACTAATATCAACTTAATAAAAAGTAATTATTATTACTAAGCAATTTGTACTTCAATATCCTGAGATGGGAATTTAATTTCAAACATTGAGTTTGGTTGTCCAAATAAAGTATAATCACTAACATTTAAATCAACCATATAAATTCCATCATTGGTGTTATTAACTGCCAATGCTTGAGTTATTGAATTCAATGAATATTCACCACCTACTTTATTATAAACTTGTAAATCAGTAACGTTAAAAACTCCAGGTACATTATTAATGTCTTCTACTAATTGAGATAAGTAAACATTTTCACCCATATCCCAATTATTAATATCAAAATAATCACTAATTGCCCCCACTACTCCCGCAATAACTTTAGCGGATGGTGTAACTTTGTCTTTGAAAATTTTAACGCTGAATCCTAAGTTTATTATTCTTCCGTCTATAACATTTATAAAATCGTTTATCATTCTATAATCTGCTAGATACTCTGCAATGTTTTGTTTTAATGTTGATGTTGATGTATTATTTAGTTTTGCATCTTCATCTAATCCTAATACACTGACATTTATCTTATTTCTTTCCTCCCATACTCCATTCCTAAAAGGTATTCCGAATTCACCTGGCATTAATGCTATACGTGAATAGTAATCTTTTATTGTAACACATCTATTTTGAGAAGAAAAATTATATCTAACTAAGTTTCTTATTTCGTTTATACTAGGTTGACTTTTACCTCCCAATGCAGGTAAAGGATTATTAGTACTTAAACTTTTAATTGTGTCTTGATTTGTCCAACCATCTGCCCTTGTTTTACCATTAACTAATATATCGGTTTTACCAACGCTAGTTAAAACTCCCTGACCAATGTTACTATCTTCACCACCACCACATCTATATTTAACGAACATAGTAGTGTTAGGTTTAGGTATTGAACCTAATGAAAGATTATTAACAAAATTACCTATTTGATCTATTTGTCCCCTACATCCAATAAAATCATTCAGTTGGTTTGTGTTTACTACGCCAGATCCAAATATAATTTTACAAAAACCTTTATCTGTAAATTCTCTTATAAATCTTTGTGGTATATTTTTCCATTTACCTCCAACAATTGAATCGTTATCTGTTGCAACATTTGGATCTTCCATAAATATTTCTGGTTGTGCTAATGCACTAACCTCATACCAATTGTTCTCAAATAAACTCCATTCTGTATTATTAGGTGCTTCTACGAAATTATTTCCCGGTAATGTTATGATATTTTCTACCGATAAAACATTATTTTCTGGTAAAACAACTTCTAAAAAAGGTTTAGAATCGTTTGAATTTATAACTTTTTTAAATATTTTTGTGTAACCGTTTACCATTAACTCTCTTTTAGTTAGTACATAATGAGTTAAAGTTTCACCTACGTATTTAGGTTCAATAGTTCTATTTGGGATTCCACCAAAAGAAAAAGGTGATGCAAAATCACAATCTTCTAATAATTCAAATATTTTACCCGATCCGACTGCCTGTGAACCTTTATATAGTTTAGGTGCATATGAGATATCAAAACCATCAGGATCTACCGGTACTTCAACTTTCCAATCTACTATAGTAATACTAGGTCGATTACCAGGTATATTTAACCCAAACGTTCTAGCTAACTCCAATAAAGATGCTCTTTCTTGTGCGTAATTTATTTGGGTTTCGTTAAACGCTCTATCGGTATTAAATGATAACATATCACCAACCGCAGCATTGAGTTCTAATAACATCATACCTACAGATGCATCATTAAAATCCGAAAATACATCAGGATAATACTCCCTCACAAAATTTATTAATTCTGTCCTAACTTGATCGAAATTTCTAGCGTTATAATTTATCTTTTTTTCTAAATTTGCCATTTTATTATAATATTAATTCTATAGTATCAGTAGAAACAAATGTTGAGTCTGTAACTGTATACGTTAATTCTGCAATAATCAATTCCTCTAAATCACTTTTTTTCATTTTAATAGAATTAATCACTAAATTCGGTATATACCTTTTTATTGTTTGATTTAAATTTTCCTTTATTTGATCATGTGTTACATTATCATTAGGTTCAAAAATATACTTTTTTAAATCACTACCAAAATCAGGCATATATAGTCTCTCACCTTTATTAGTTAATAACAAATGAAGTAAATCTGACTTAATTGCTGCCTTATCTTCTGCGTTAAGTTTGAAGTAAAATCCTTGTTCACTATCTTGAAAAGGGAAGTCTATATTTATATATTGTCTTTTTGCCATTTATATATAAATATTGTACAATAAATTTTTTAAAAGAAAAGTCTATATAAAAAAAAAGGTGTCAAAAAGACACCTTAATTATTTATATGTTATTTGGTTTTATGTAATTTCACATGCACCACCGGCACAAGCTAATTCACCACTTAGATTAGTTTCATCGTCTTCCTCTATAACGTTAGACAAATCTATCTCATTAAGTGTTTTCATCATTCTTTCATAATCTTCTTTAGTACAGTCCTCAAAAGGTGCTTGTACGTAAGTACCACCGTTATATGGTAATACAGATAATCCATTATAATGATCTCTATTTTTCCACATCCATTCACCCGCTAATTCCCAATCTTCTTCTTTTAAAGAAATAGTTGCAGATACATTATGTGTATTAGAACCACTATTATGTCCATTTTTAACCCATTCAGTAGCCACTTTTTTAACTCTCTCTAATAAATCAAAAGGAGATTCATTTCTTAAAATTGATCCTTTTGGTGCTTTTTGTGGTATAGAAATAACTGCAGTGTCATGACCTCTAAAATAATCATCTTCAACCAATTCAGGATGGTTATCATTTAAATAAGTATACATTGACTCATTTTTACCAACCCTTACCCTTCTTATGTAATAGTCATTATGCCACGCATGAATACCAGAACTAGTCCCTAATGCGAGTGATGTTGTACCTGCAGGTTTAACTGTAGTAGTTCTAGCAGATTTATTTATATCTATTAATTTAGCAACTCTTCTATTTTCTTTTTTAACTAATTTTGCTGCCTCTTCCATATCATACCCTAAAACTCTACCAGAACCTATACCAGTCATCGACACACCTATTAGTGCTTCTTTTTCTGTTGTTTCTCTCCAAATGTCTCTTAGATAGTGAAAGTGAGTATATCCAGCTTGTAGTGTCCCAATAAAGGCTGCAGCTTTAACTCTTTCATTTAAATCTTCTTGTGATTCAATATTGGAGACATTAACCTCACAAAGGTTACAGAATTGATAAGGTCTTAATGCAATTTCACAACATGGGTTAGTTCCCCAATCTTTGTCATTATTTAGATAAATTCCTGGCTCTCCACACCCACTTAATTCAACTCTTTTCCATAAATCTAAGAAAAATTCTTTTGTGATTTTATGTCTCATTAAACATGCTGAGTTATTAGATCTACCTCTTTGTGGGTTAGTTTCCCACCAATTACCTGATTTACAACCAATCATTTCTTGATCGTCTGCAGAAAATAAAGAAATAAGTGCTGCCCTACGAATACCACCCGCTAAAACTGCATCTGCAATATGACATACAATATCGTGAACCTCTAAAGTAGTTAATTGTTCACCATCTTCTTTTTCACTTAATATACCAGTTATTTTTACAATACATTCTTTTAGTGGTTGAGGACCAGGTGCCTTACCACCAGACGTTACTAATCTCGCCCCTTTAGCTCTAATATCTGAAAAATCAAAGTCTATTTTAGAACTTTTACCATTAAGATAAGACTTCATTAAAACTTTAATTGCGTCTGCCCATCCTTCAATAGAATCACTAATCAAATATCTTTTGGTTCTTTTTAAATACGGTTTATTAACCGGTGGTAATTTTTCAACGTGATGTTTTTGTACTGAATAACCCACACCAGTTCCACCTAATAACAGAAACATACATTCACTAAATGAATCTATATGATCAATTGGCATATACGCACAGTTATAAATTCTGTTTGGTGATATTTCTATCGGTTTACCACCGAACTGCATAGACCTCATAGAAGGTAATACCTTTTTCTCGTAAACCAACTTATATGCTTCATCTATTTTATCCGCAATAAAAGGATATTTTTTCTGATGCATTTCCTTATTTCTTGTAACTAACTCTTCCCATGTTTCTCTTCTGTTTAATTCTGGTAGATATTTAGCATATTTCATATAAACTGTAATATCTGACAAAATTTTGTTTGATAACTCCATTTTTTAACTTTTTTTAATTATTATTATTATTTACCCCCTACTATCCCTCTTTTTTTGTTTAACGCTTCTGTAACAAATTGGGATTTTTTTCTTTCCGTTCCTTTTTCAAAGTCTAAGAATGAAACATCTGTTGACATTGTAGTATCTATTTTAAGTGATCCATTATCAAATAAAATATCTTCGAATATTACACCGTCTTTACCAAATCTAGATTTTAATATTGCTAATGTTGCAGTACCTTCTTCTTTTTGTTCTAAAGTTTTTGCTACTGATAAAATAAAATGACCTATTTGTCCTTTCTTTATAGAACCACCTATCATATCCGCTTCTACCACATTTGCACCAATAGAACTACGATTACCCTGCACTGCAGTCCAACCAGCGATATCTAATTCAGATATCATAGTTTCAAATTGTCTCATCACATTACCTTCACCTGCATACTCATCTTTGAATTGTTTGGTTGGTACAACACAATCAATATAGTCTACGAATACTATATCAGGTTTAGTACCATTAGAAGTTAACTTTCTAAGATATTGTTTAATGTGGTTAATGGTTGTTCCATCACTAGCCATTTTTTTAAGGATTAAATTACCTTGTTTTTCTTTAAATTGTGGTAATAATTTTTTAACCTCTTCTCTTTTTTCAGTTAAATTATTCAATGGTATTTCAGTCCAACATGTAATGTGTTTTCTTTGGATTACTTTAGGATTGTCCTCAAAAAATATTTGTACTACATTATACCCTAAATTATATGCAGTGTTAGCCATTTTAGTCACTAAAGTAGTTTTCCCAACACCAAACGGTGCCAAAATAACACCTAACTCACCTTTAGATAATCCACCATCCATTAAATTATCAATACCTATTAGACCGGTAGGTATTGGGTTTCTGAAGTCGTCATCTAAAACATCATCAATGGCATGAAAAACATCAATACCATTATCTTTTTCACCACCAACTGCTAATGCTTCTTTGAGAATATCTTCACATTCATCATACCTATCAAAATCTCCTGAATCTAATATGTTTTGAATCTTACTAGTTGCCTTCTTTAACTCTTGTTGTTTACAAAATTTAATAGATACTTCTTGTGTGTGTAGACAATCTTTATTGTCACTATTTTTTACTTCTTTAACCATTTCAATTGCGGATTCTCTCGCAATATCTCTTTTAATGTCTACTCTTATTAATTCAAATAAAGTTTCATATGTTGGTATAGTTTCGTACTTATCATAATAATCTTTTAGACAAGCAATTAAAAGTCTAAGATATTCATTATCGAAATATTTTGGTTCGATAATATCCATAATTTCTTCGGAGAACTTAGTATCTTCTATTAACTGTTTGACTAATCTTATTTGGAAACTCCACCCTAAATAACCTAAATCACTACTTTTTTCTTTAGTCATATTTTTTTTTAAATTGGTTTATTAATAAATATCTATTAAAGCTCGTAACCACAATATTCTTGTGTATAATTTTTCATAGTCAAGCCATTCTGTATTGTAGAGATGATTTCTGAAATAATTGATCTTATATCTACATCATATCTCACTTTTGGTGGGTATACATTCCCACTAAACATCTTCTCTGCAACTACCCTACCTTTTACTTTAATTTGTAATGTAAAGATATCTTCATTTTCATAAATATCCTTTTTAACATTTTCTTCCTCATTAATTATTGGTGGTTGGTACGGGTTATAATATCTCCACAAATAACCTCTACTTTTTAATAAAAATTGTCTCTGTATAATATTTACGACATCATCTATTGTATCTTTCATCTCAACAGATCTTAGACTTTC